GAAGATTTACGAAACCTTATTAGCACATATAAAGATGAAATCATTATAAATGATAAAATTGTTGAGCAAGCAAATTCCGATCTAGAAGTTACAGGCAAGTATAAAACAGATCATTTATATTATGATGAAGCATCAGGTAAACCAGGAATAGGAATGTCTGTAAATGGCGTGGTTCCTAATGGTGTAAGTATTGTAGGAAGTGGTGAAACATTCCCTGTAAGTGGTGTTGTTGATAATGATTACTTTTTAAGAACAGACTTCTCACCAAATAGATTATTTAAAAAGTCCGGGACTCGTTGGTTAAATGTTGGTTCTGATTACACCGGTAATTGGGCGGCCGCTAATAGGCTGTTAGAAACATTTATTAATAATGATACATTTGTAACATATTCAGATGGTGAAGTTGCGGCAGAAAAAGTAAATTTAAGTAAAGCAGTTAAACCAAAAACGGATAATTAAAAATGAAGATAAATGAGATATTTACAAAAGAAGCAGATAACGAAGAGGCTAATGCAGAACAAATACAAGCACAAATAGCCCAATTACAACCTTTAGCAGACAAATTAGAATACGGTCCACAAGCGGCAAGAGATATTACTAAACAAATTAAATATGCTGATTCACATATGACTATAATCAGTGAGCTTGGCTCGTTAGCAGAAAAACTGGGCCTAGATGAAAAAGAACTAGACTACTACGAAAATCAAGTATTTGATGCAAAGAATAAATTAGAATCTGCTATATACGGAATGGAAGAATTCTTCGAAGACAAATATAAAGAAGTCGCAAATAAAATTGAAGAATTTGAGATGGACTTAGAAGATTTAGAATACGAAAAAAATAAAGACTTAGAGTAGGAAGAAAAGTATGGCAGGTAAAAATTTAGATTACTGGTATGATGAACAAGTTAAAAGATACTTGTTGCAACTTATTAGAGTATTTTCTAATTTTAAGGTTCGCGAATATACAGAAAAAGGTGTAAACTATAATCGTGTTCCAGCACGTTATGGAGACATGAGTCGAATGGTTGCAAGTATTTTGCGTAATAATTCTGAAAATGTAATTAATAGTGCCCCTTTTATTAGTTGCACGATAGGAAGTCTACAAGTAGCAAGAGATAGGATTACAGATCCAAATTTAGTTGTTACTGATCAAGTAGCAGAAAGAGAATTTGATGCAAATACACAAAGTTATACTGGAAAACAAGGTAATCTTTATACTGTTCAAAAATATATGCCGGTTCCCTATAATTTAACACTTAATGTTGATATATGGACCACTAACACTGATACTAAATTACAAATACTAGAACAAATATTAATATTGTTTAACCCAAGTTTACAGTTACAACAAAATACTAATGCTATCGATTGGACTAATATATTTGAATTAGAACTTATTGATATTGCGTGGTCAAGTAGAAGTTTACCGCAAGGAGTAGATGAGCAACTAGATATAGCCACATTAAACTTTGCTGTTCCTATTTGGTTAAGTCCTCCAGCAAAAGTTAAAAGGCAAAACATTATACATCAAATTATAACAGACGTGCATAGTGTTACTGATTTAGACAACCTAGGTTTTCAGGAAAACTATGATGACTTTTTTGGATCTATTGCTGATACAGCAGAAATTATTGTTTCACCCAACGATCTTTGGGTGCAAATTGTAGGATCAACTGCTATTTTAATTAACCCAGAAAGCCAACCTCAGAAGTGGGTAGACCTTATTGAGAGATATGGTGAACTTACTACAACAAGTAAGTTAAAACTTAATATATCAAATGATACAGATTCTGAACTTTACATGCTTGTAGGTTCAATTGAAACACTACCTAGCAATGATACTACTTTAATATTTAATCTTGACAGTGATACATTACCAACAAATACACTTACAGCAGTTAAGAAAATAATTGATGCTCGTGCTAATTATCCAGGTGATGGAACATTAGATGCCGCAACAACCGGGGATAGATACTTAATTACAGAAGATATTAGTGCAATAGGTTATGCTAATTGGGGGATAGATGCTAGTGAGGATGACATAATACAGTATGATGGCACTAAATGGTCTATAGATTTTGATGCTAGTTCTGTTACAGAAATTAACTATGTGTTAAACTCAAATACATCAAAACAATACAAGTGGCACAATGGTTCGTGGATAAGTAGTTATGAAGGAATATACAATCCAGGATATTGGAGGCTTGTATTATAAATGACTACTACAGGAGCAGGAGTTGTTTTTCTTGCTAAAGATTCAGGCAGATGCTTGTTACAGTTAAGAAATTCAGACAAACGATATAAACACACATGGGGTTTTTGGGGTGGTATTATTGAGGCCGACGAATCTCCCTATCAGTGTATTCAAAGAGAATTAAAAGAAGAAATTGGGTTCGTTCCAGAACTACAAAAACTTAATCCTATTGACGTTTACCAAAGCAAAGATAAAAAATTCTATTATTATAGTTTTGTATATGTTGTAGACAAAGAATTTATGCCACCTAAACTAAATGGAGAAAGTAGCGGCTATGCTTGGGTAGATATAGGTATATGGCCGAAACCTTTACACAATGGTGCAATGATGACCCTTACTCGCAACAACGGCACAGAAAAACTACACACTATACTTCAAATAAATTCAAATAAATAGTAGTATGAGCAAAGGCGAAATCATAGATTTTGTAGTCTTGCGTATAGAAAACGAATTAGATAAGTATGAAAAAACTGAAACGATTCCACACACAGTATTAGAAGGCACATACAGTATAAATGAGATACGAGATCATTACTATCACAAACTAGACCCGCGGTATCAGAAATTAGCAGATACATTATATGATGATTACCGTAAACACATTGGCCAAAACATAGATTCACTTAGAAAAGCATTGAGGAGAGAATATACCTCAGTGGTAAACAGTTTGGCTACTGAACATGATAGTTTTAGATTTAAAGAAATAACAAATTTATACAGGCCTGATATGAACCCAGTTCGTGCTTTATATTATCAGACTAGAGAACTCTTCAGGAGATTTAATTCTGAAGATCCGGATCATTATTGGCTGAAAGATCTTATAACCGATAGGGAATATAATAATATTATATTAGATGCATTAGGTAGAGATATAGCAAGATTAGAACGTGTAATAAAACGTTATTACATGCCATTAGTTGAAAACAGTAGTGACGTTCCTTTAGAGCTATTTCATGCTAGGCAAACACTAAAAGATTTTAGACATTATTATGGTTTCTTTGAGGGTGCATTGTATTGGCAACCGGATGAATAACTATTGGTGAGGAGATCCTTCTCTATTTAAAAGCCAATTACAACAAATTCTAAAATCGTCTTTAACCTCAATTCCAGCACTATGGTAACTATTTTCAGATACTTTAAATAGTAATAGTTGCCCAGGGTGGCCGCCTATTTCTTTTCCGGGGGATCTTTCTTGTTCGTGTATATTTGTTCCAAATGCTTTTTCTTTATTTAAATACAATATACCTCTTGCAGGTATAGAAAATTTCCCGTCATAATTATAATCGTTGTGTGTATCAAGTTCTGAAGTTTTATCAAACATAGAAGTTGACATACTAATAGTTACAATATTTAAATCCCAAACTTCATTTACTTTGTTTATTATTTGTTGCTTATATTTTTCTAAAATATCTATCACAGGGTGTGGATACAAAACACTAAATTCATCAAATTTATCTAACACTTGATGTGATTCTTTAAACTTATCATATGATGATTTTATAAACTCGCTATCTATAAAATTATCAATAAGTATATACTCGAAAGGCTCGTATATTATATTGTTTTTGTTTATATCATCTATCTTTATCATTTGGCTAATTTTCTTATTTCGCCGTCAAATAATGGCGTATATATTTTTACAGGTTCTTCTTTACCTTTTACAGTAACTTCACCTATGTCTGAAAATGCTATATTATCACATTGTAGATATGTGTATTCAGATACAATGATTGGCACATTTTCTTTTCTTGTTTGTGCTTCTAACCTAGCACCTAAGTTTACAGCATCACCAACAACACTATAATCTAGTCTTGTTTCGGCACCCATATTACCAACAATACATGTTCCTGTATTAACTCCTGTCCCAAACTTTACTCTTGGTAACCCTAGTTGTTCCATTTCCTTTTCTAATTCATCGCCTAATAGTTCAATCTCTATTGCCGTTTTAACTGCCATTTCAGCATGGTTTTCACAGGGTAATGGCGCATTCCAAAATGCCATTATACAATCCCCCATAAATTTGTCTATAGTGCCACCATTCTTTAAAACTATTTTAGTCATCTTATCTAAGAAGCCATTTATAAGTTCTACTAGACCTTCTGGATCATCTTCTTTCATATACTTTTCTGATATAGGGGTAAAGCCGACTATGTCAGCAAACATAAAACTCATTTCTTTTCTTTCGCCACCTAGTTTCATTAAACTAGGATCTTTAACTAACATGTCTACATAATCAGGTGATATGTATGTGCCAAACTGCCCTTTGATTTGTTGACGTAATTTGTATTGTTTATAAAAGTTATTAAATGCTGATTGTGTAAAAACTAAAAACCCACTTAAAACAGGAAATGTTGCGTCTAATAATACTAAACTATTAGTATAATTCCACACACTATAATAACAAATTCCACCTAAAATTATCATACTTGCCGGTGCTGTTAGTAGTAAAGGCAGTCTATATACTGCAAAAGCCACTAGAATCATAGTCATAGACGCAATTAGAAGCTCTATAAGCGACGATAATTGGTTCCGCTGTATGTTAGACCCATCTACAAAGTTTTGTAGCATGTGTGCTTGTATATGCTGTGGATAGAGATTACCTCTTGGTGTAGGCACAGGGTTTGCGATACCTTCTGCTGTAACACCTACTATTACAAATTTACCCGCTAAGTCTGGTATGCTTTCTGCACCCTCATAATCTATTTCTGTAAACTTATTATTAAATCGTATATAAGCAGTTCCATTTGGTTGCGTTATTATTGGTTTATAAGGTAGAATTGCAACTTCTTGTATTCCTATCTCACTTGTTTTGATTATATAACTTGGTTTGCCTGTTTTTACACGAAGCATTTCAACTGCAAATGAAGGATAAATTTTATCGCCTACTGCAATAGCAAGAGGATATGTTCTTGTTTGATTATCAGGCTGTGGTGCAGATGCGTTTACACCTTTGCCATTACTTGCTGATTCTATTGTTTCTATATTAGTAACAAGATTAGGCCATGTAAGCAAATAGTCTTTTGCTGGCACTGGTCCTATCGTGCCTGTGCCTATGTGAGGACCTGTTGCCTTTATACCTTTAACACTTGGTGTTTGACTTACAACATTATAATTTACAGGATTTTTTCTAGCACCAGGAACATTCATTACGTTTTGCTTCATCATTCCTGCAAAACTTTCATCTCCCTGAAACCTATCTATTTCCGGAAACATAATAGTCCAGCCCATTACGCCACCGTTTTTCATAGCAACGTCTACAACCATTTGTGCATAGTATTGTCTAGGGAAAGGATACTGTCCGTATTTTGCTAAACTTTTTTCACCTATGTTAAGTAATATAACATCTTCACTTTGGACAACTTTATCTAATTGTTGGTAACTGTCAAAAACTTGACCACGTAAACTCTGTAATGGTGTAGGGTCAACTACCCTTAGTGCGAGTAGTAAAACAATTGATATTGCTACGGCATACCCGCTATATAACCATTTCATAGTTATATTTATATTTATTGTGATTTATAAGGGTGTTTTATAAGGCTCCGCCGATACAAATAGCACCTGGCCCGTTAACAAACTAGGTGCTATTATAATTAATCTGTGAGGGCTGGATAAATTAGATTATCCACATTCTTTAGGATTTTTAGAACAATAGTCCATGATCCTTTTTATAAGAACCTTTATATCCTCGTCACCGCCCTCTACCTTCGTATTATTTCTTTTGAAGATAGAGTTAGTTACTTTCCCTCTGATTCATCCTGTTCTTGGACGACATCTGTCTGTTTATCAACTTCTGCCGCTACAGTATCAATAGTGCCTGTGGCAATATCTGCTGTAACTTGTGCTACGTTAATAACATCATCAGTTACTGATCTAGCAACAGTAGCAGTTCCTTTAAGGACTGCATCTGCTGTTCCAGCAACTACTTCTGTGCCCGCTTCCCAGACTCCACCAATTGTGGAACATCCAGACATGACTACCAGACATAATATGCCGAAGAACGATATTAAATTTTTCATATCTTTCTCCTATATATAAGATTGTTATAAAACCATCTGTTATTATAACACTATTATTTATCTGAATCTAATAAAAAATAGGAAAGATTTAGTTCCGTTTTAATCTCTTTTTCCATGGTTAGGTTCGAGATCATGTGGATGGTGATGCATTTCTGTTGTATTAAAGAATGAACCATTTCCTCTATGATACATAATATCATATACAATTTCTAATGTGTGAACCATTAGCATTATTGCAAGAAGTAAGGCGCATACTTTCAACCATTTTATCATATGTTTCATAACTTTATTATATGGCCATTTTTTAGGTCTGTCAACCGAATCTTATTGTTTCTGTTTAATATTTAATTATTCTTGGGTAACTGATACTGAACATCCGCCGGAAGTGTTGCAGTTTTGGGAAAGTGAATATGATGTAGCAGAGCCTGATTTTTGTAATAAATTTAAGGTAGTCGGTTGAGAACCGTATATTGTAATAGCGGCTGTATGGGCGCCATCGGATTTTTGCTCAATAGATATATCATTGTTATCACTATATACTAATAATGTTAGGGTTTTAGCATTATTGCCTCTTTGTCTAAAAAATACATCATTATTATCAGCACCATACCATCTCAAATCAGCAGTATGATTAGCATAACTAGATCCGGAATCTTGACTACCTTGAAGATCTAAATTACTTGCATGAACATCTATTACCATACGATGTCCGCCATCTTGATGATCATCTATGTCGCATGTTGTGTCACTACCACTTGTGTAATGACATCCTTGTCCTAGATCTAACTCGTTATTAGAACCCCATATATGAACTCCAATTAAATTTGTTTCGCTGTTTGATCCGTCATGAATTTGTTGAATTTTTACTGTGTTATTATCACCGTCTATATCTCCGCACCATGTGCTACTTCCACAATTAACTGCTCCCCAAAGATCTGTCCAGCCAAAACTATTTTGTCCTGGGCCTTCTTGATAAATGAATATATCGTTGTTGTCACCATCTAAACTAAAATAGACATCGTTCTTTTGATCTTTTTGAATAATTCTTAAACTTAAATTATCTGCTTTTGCATACCCTAAACATGAAGACGTAATGCAACCTAAGTCAACATCAATTTCGTTATCGTAGCCTGCTTGAAGAATTTGTAGATCAAAATTAGCACCTTTTTGTGCTAATGTTACCTCGTTGTCAGTAGTATTTGCATTTGGCGATAATAAAAGCATTATGCCTAATAAAAAATACCTTAATTTTGTTTTTATTTTATTCATATTCATTCTTGTGTAATACTTATGAAAATTCCTTCACAATTATTTAAGCATATTATTGTGTCGCCCATATCAGCATCGCTAACTTCTATTTGCCCAGTAGAGCCTTTTCGTATCATAATTCTTACAGTATTATTTGATTGTCTTAATAAAAATATTTTTCCATCAACATCTGGTAAAATATTAAACTGATTATCTGGTTGTAAGCCATAACTTCTATCTACCAATTTATCAGAGTAATTTCCAGAGTCTGTTTTCTCTGCAAGGCCATCTGTTTTTTCAATAATATCTAATAAGTCTCTTAAAAAATCGACATCTAAAAAATTAATGTCTAATTCTGTAAATTCTAATTCTTTTTCTGCGGCTTTGCCCAAATCTTCACTTTCTAAAAAGTCTTTGTCCAATCCGTCAAAGTCTAATAACCCGCCATCTCCTTTTGCCTCATTTTTTTGTTCATCAACTGCTTCTGTAATCTGTTTTGGTTCAGATACAATAAACATATTATCTATTTGATTTATATCCAAATCAATTAATACTACTGGTTGAGTTGGTGATGTCTCCATTGTGCTAACCATTACAGCCTCAAATGCTTTTTCTAAGAAAACAGTTCCGCCATCATTAGTAACTGAAATACTTCCAGAAGGTTTACAGCCTTCTTCTAATCTTTGGATATCTTCACAATTTGCATCTGGTAGCAAAATTACTAAACTTCGTCCTAGTTCGTCGACTGTGGTAGTAAAGTCTGTTCCCCGGATTCCTATAGTAGCAGTCGGAGTTTGTATCTGTATGTTTTCTTTCGGAACAAGGCCTAAACCACCTGTTGCAAATCTTGCCGTTCCTGCTACAAAATTCATAGCCATTCGACTTTTATTTGGGTCGGGATCGTATATGTATTCTGTAATTTCTACTAAAGTGTGTTCTGTTAAACTAATTTGTGTTTCGTCTATAAATTTGATTTTAAGCCTTCCGTTCTCGGTTGCTACATTATCAAAACTTTGTATCTTTGTCTCTAATTTCGCCGATAGTTCTTCGCCAGTAGTTCTTACTATACTGCCTGGTTTCCCGCTCTGTTCTAATACACCGCCTATATCGTTAGCGGCGTTTAGATCATAACTTAATATAAGTAACAGAGCAAGTAACCATCTAATTGCCTTGTTTGATGCTAACTGAAGCATTTTCACTATCTATATCAACGTCAATTACGCCATTACATGCTGGTGAACAAGTTGTAGTCATTTCTTGAGTGAATTGGAAATCTCCATCACTTCCGTCTAACAATACTGTTAAAGTATGCCCACTATTACCTGATTGTTTTGTTGCAAAGTCATTATCGTCGCCTGTGATATCAAAGTTCCATACAGCATTATCAGAATCTACGATTATTCCTACCATTGTAGATGTGCCTGTGCAATTTGTTCCGCATGAACCACCGCTGGGTTGTGCCGCCCAAACTTTACTATTTGTAAATGATGAATCAAAATCATTTCTATCACCAAGTATGTCTAAATCAAAGTTTAAGTATTCAGCACTTGCGTTTCCGCCGATATCAACATCAAAAAGGTTACCGTCTCCCTGAATATCAACTAGCATGTCTACGTCGTCTCCACTACCTGATGCTCCAATGTTCATATCCCAGATGTTAGTATTACCTAGAAAGTAAAAGTCTAGAACAGTGGACCCACTTCCGTCAAATACCCAACTACCAAACATATCGTTATTATTACCGTCTTGGATTAAATCCAATATAATACTTGTTCCAGTAAGGGTTAAATCTGATCCTTGTGATGCATTGCCTGACAATGTATTGCCATAACCTGCCTGTAAGATTGTTAATGTTAAGTTATCACCTTGTTGATCTAACAACACTTCATTATCTCCGGCAAATAATGGAGTAACCATTAAGCCAACCAAAGCGAAGAGACTAATTGCAATATTTTTTATTTTCATTGTTTTTCTCCAATATTGGTTTTATCTTTTTCATTCTTTAGAAGTATTTTCTTCCAAAGGGGCAATGATTCAGGATCATTGTTAAATGCTTTAACATCTTCCGCGTCAGGTAAACCTGCTTTATCTTTAAGACTAATCCAGTATGCCTGCTCTTGAGCGGCAACCTGTTCGTCCCAATCATCGGGGTAAACAATTTTCCAATATTCCCTTTCATCACCTTGTTGTATAAGTTCTAACACAGCCGCCTCAATCGCTGATCGGACGGCGTATGTTACACTTTCGTTCTGTGTCATTCCGCTTTCAAATTCAAGCAATTTAGTGTCCATATCTATAAATCTAAATACGTCACCTGCTTGTCCTGAACTTAATACGGTCTTACTTGTTTGAACATTAAGAATCACTTCGCCAGTGAGTGTGCTTACCGCACGAAGTGATATTACTATACTGTCCCTTCGATACTGGTTTGTTGTCCCAATACCGAGATATCTAGCCCCATTGCCTCCTGTTTCAATATTAGTGTCGTATCCTATAATACCACCTTCTAATATCATTCCAGCAAACAACATAGGCTGAAGTTCTTGAAACTCCTCGAGTCCTGCCTGTTTGGCTTGTTCTGCTCGAGTGCTTCTTACTATTTGTCTTTCTCTTACTAGGTTATCTAAACCTAATCCTCTTTCTACTACTCTAAACCAAGTTCCTTTTGGATTTTCTCCGGAGCCTGCCGCTTTTAGAGCATCTACTAATAAACTTTTTGCATCTTGTGTAACTGCTGTTGAAAAACTTGCTACACCATCTTGGCTTTTTCTTTGTCCGGTGCCATCACCAAACTGATATACAGCAACCACTGGCATTTGTTCTGCCGGTGGCAAGTATCTTAATTTTCTATAAGTTGGGAGTTCTACTTTTTTTGGTTCTTCAACACATTCAAGAAAATCTGTCTTGCATAATTCGTCACCAGGTATTGCGATGCTGGCGCATCCGCTTAAATATAGAACACCAATAAGTGCTAGAATTACCTTTATCAACTTTAACCGCCGCCTGCTATTTGCCCTATACCAATTGGAATTTCTATTGTAGTAATAGTTCCATCTGGATCAACAATAGTAAGTATTATAACATCTAATCCGTCTGCATTTGTAGAAACTGTGTATGAGACATTATTTCCTTCAATAGTAAAGGCACCATCTTTTGCGCCTGAACAGGATACAACAGTTGCAGGATCACAAAACATACTATCAACTAATCCTTTAGAGATCTGGGAATAAATTCTGCTCTCCAAATTTCTAATAAATTTATTAATTGTTGAATTTGAGTCCTCTCTTTCAGCCGATTTAATTGCGGCCTCTATATCTGATTGTATTTTATCTCTTCTACTTTTTTCTTGATTCTCAATAGTTAAATAATGGGCGCCTGCATTTTGCCCACTAAAACTCGGATTTTTAAATTTATGTTTTAATTCATCTGCATATACATTAGAAGCATGTAAATATAATACTGATAAAATTAATATGCTATATAAAACTTTTTTCATTTGCTTTTATTCTCCTCTTCTACGGTTGCTAATGCTTCTTTTTCTTCAGCATCTTGTAGAACTTCTTGTCTTGCTCTATATTCTAAAACAACATTTACTTTTTGTTGTAATCTTATTTGATCTTGATCTAACATTCTCATTTGATCAATACATCTAATTAGAGCCATATGCATTTTACCTAATGCTGGCTTAATCTCTTTATTCATAAAATTCCATACATAGTATATAAAGTAACCTAAAAATACACATGCTACAATTGGAAACCCGTAATCACTAATTAATCCTGCTACATCCATTAATCTCTCCTTACGTCAACTTTACCGTCTTCTACAAAATTTTCTGCCCTAGCAATTCTGTCTATATCGGGTCTTAATTCTAAGGCACTACTCACAAGTAAATCAATTTTAATCATTTCATTACTCATTACTCTTGCACGAGTTGTTAATGAGTCACAGAAATTCGTAAGAGTTTTTACTTGGCTAACAATGCCAGCCATCATTTGTTTGATTGTTAGGAAGATAAAATAACCCATTGCTAGACTTCCAGCAATAGGCGTTCCTACCTCCGCTATTAACTTAAATATTTCTTCCATTTGCACACTCTGTTTGTTTTTACTTTCAGTTTAGTGTGTATGTGTATGTCTTGTATCAGTTACTCCCTAATACTTGTATATTTATCATGATTAGACGTTCACTATATATAACAAGTGTTATAATAATTATACATCAGTCAAAAAAAAGCACTCCTAAGAGTGCTTTTTAATTGTTTTAATTGTTTAAAGTTTCTTACATTAAGTTTACAAGAACCTCAATAACTGCTTCTCCGCCTTCTGAATATCCTATTGCTTTACCAAGAATTCTTCCAGTAAGTGCGCCGTTATCTGCTCTAGCATGTCCCTTAGTGTCCGAAGTAGTCATTAAGTCGCCTCTATTAACAGGACCAACCACTTTACATGGAACTCTTCCGCATAAAGCAACTGCAATACCGTCTGATTCAGCATTCATTAAGTATGCTGGGTCAGTAGATACAACACCTGCTACTGCATGATCATTTTCAACATCACATGCTTTAACTTCTGCGTCACTATCGTTATCATCATTGTCAAACATAACAACTGTTCCTGCTTCTAACTCTTCGTCTGAAGTATATTTCTCAGCCAAATCCGCGTATTGTGCTTGTGTTGCTGTAGCAGTAATGGTTCCTGCGGCAAAATTACCACTTCCATCTCTTGCCACAACTTTACTTGCTGTATTGGCTGATGTAGCATCTACCGCTATATCATCTGCATTAACTGTCATATAAGTTCCAGCACCTACGTTTACTGTTCTACTTGCTGTGATGTCGCCACCACCTGTTAAACCAGCACCTGCTGTAATTGTAACACCTGAGTGATCAATATGTTCGTTTGCAACAAAGCCACTTAAGGAATCATGAACTATTGCGCCATCATTTGTGCTAATTGCACCACTTGATATTGAAATACCTGTTCCTGCGGAAATATGTGCTCTTACTTCTGCGGCACTTGGTCCTGTGTATGTAAATACACCGTTACTATAACTAAATGAACCATCACCACCTGAATCTGTAGCACTAAATAAGCCTGTAATATAACTTGCATTAACTTGAACATCATCTGCATTAACAGTTATACCTGTTCCTGCTATAACATTAACTGTAGCCGCGCCTGAAGTAGCACCGCCTGTCATACCTGCTCCTGCTACTACTGCTGTAATATCACCTGTTTCAGTTGTGTAACCATAACTTAATATCTTATCTTGAATAGCCGCTGAAGTCATAAATGATGTATCATTATCACCAAATGATTCACTGCTTATTTGAACTGCCGCTCCAGCAAAGTCAGATACTGTTAAATCAGGAAGTCTAGCACTTGCTAGTGTTCCTGAAGCAATGTTACTTGCACTTGTTGTATCAGTTGTCGCTGATGCCGCTAATCCACTAACAGCACTATGGGCTATTGCAATATCAGTTGAAGCCGCCGCTGTAATTTGACCTTGTGCATCAACTGTAAAGTTTGCAACACTATCAGCATCACCATATGAGGCCGCTGTTACACCAGTTGTATTAATTTTAAATTCGCCACCGCTGTAGCCTAATCCAGTTCCTGCTGAAACATGTGCTCTTACTTCTGAAGCACTTGGACCTGTGTAAGTAATTACACCAGCAGAGTATGCCAGTGAACCATCGCCACCGGAATCAGTTACTGAAATATGTGCTCTTACTTCTGCGGCACTTGGGCCTGTGTAAGTAATTACACCTGATGTGCCATTGTATGCCAGTGAGCCATCGCCACCTGCATCTGTTACACTTATTGCGCCTCTATAGTCTGAATTACCTGGACCTGCGTATGTATATACACCACTTGCGTATGCTAATGAACCATCACCACTTGTTGCGGCACTAAAAAAGCCTTCTATTTCTGCTTCAGTGTATATTGATTCGTAACTAGATCCGTCTCTTGTATGTTGCCATACATCGCCGTCTTCTTTCCATCGTAATTGAACGTTAGTTGATGTTCCTCTTTCGATTTCAATACCAGCATTCTGTGAAGGAGTGCCTGCTTCGTTATCGTTAAGGATTATAATATTATCATCTACTGTTAAAGTTTCTGTATTAACAATAGTTTGTGATCCGTTAACAGTTATGTTACCACTAAAAATTGCATCGTTACTAAATGTTTTAGCACCAGCAATAGTTTGTGTTCCTGCTGTTCTAACTACTGTAGCATTAACCGCAACGTCATTTGCATTAACAGTTATTCCGTCTCCTGCACCTACAGCAAAAGTTCTACTTGCGGCTATCGTTCCACCACCTGTTAAACCTGCGTCTGCTGTTAAAGTTACACCACTATGGGCAATATGTTCGTCTGCAACAAAGCCACTTAAATCATCATGGACTATGTCGGCGTCTGTTGTTGAAAGAACACCACCTGTATATGTAATACCTGTGCCGCCACTTACTCTAGCATCTATTCTTGTATTTGCTTCTGCTTGACTCGGACCAGTGTAAGTAATTACACCAGCGGAGTATGCTAGTGATCCATCACCACCTGCGTCTGTAACTGAAATATGTGCTCTTACGTCTGAGGCACTTGGGCCTGTATATGTAATTACACCTGTTGAATTGTTGTATGCTAAACTTCCGTCTCCACCTGCATCAGTAACTGAAACTGTTCCTCTTATAACTGTTGAAGCAATTCCAAGTGTTCCTGAAGTTGCTGTTAAATTTGTTCCTGCCATGCCTGCTACTAAATCTGCAATGGATTCTTTCTTTGAACCGTCATCAGTTGCGTCTATAATAGCAATGCTATCTGATGCAACTGCTACTGCGGCCGCTGTTAATTCGTTTAAGTCTAAAGCAAGAGAAACAGCACCTGTAGTTCCACCGCCACTTAAACCGTCGCCGGCAGTTACGGCACTAATGTCGCCTGTTTCTGAAATACTTAATTGTCCTGAACTTGCTGAAAGTCCAGTTCCTGCAATACCTGCTACTAAATCTGCAATAGATTCTTTCTTTGAACTATTACTTGATCCAGCATCTATTATTGCAATACTATCAGCCGCGACATCTACTACCGCCGCTGTCAGCTCGTTTAAATCTAATGCTACCGTTGCACTCCCACTAGCCGCGCCACCACTTAAACCATCTCCTGCAACAACATCAGTAATATCTGCGCCGCCTAAGGCCGCTACGTCAGAATATAATGCGAGCGGAAAACCACCTGCGGTAGAGCCATCGTGGACAACAACGGTATTTTTATCTGTATCGACGGTAGTTTCACCTGCCAAACCAGTAAACGAACTGTGTTGCGAGGTTGTCCCACGTCTCCTTTGAATTGCTGTTGCCATTTTAATCTCCTAAATTATTTTAGCATATATAGAAGTATTTATCTTCTATTTGATTAACCATAACTCCACTTCGTCATTTAGATCCCTAATTTTAATCCAATTAGGGTTTGTAATCTGACCTTTGTATAGAGCAATTTGTCCGAGGAAGGCCACCCTGACCCAACCTCTATGTGTTCTTTGTATGTAGGACTGATGAAATTCCCATGTGTCGTTGTATAATTTCTTATACATATCACTGCCTAAATCGTCTGTTTCGTATATTACAGCACTATCAGGTAGTGCAAAGTCTGTTGGTAATCCGTCTTCAAAGTAACTATGTAACATACCTACTTCATCTTTCCACTCAACAACTTTATATTTGTGTTTTGAAATCGCATCAAAACTATCTTTTTCAAATTTATTGTGCCATTCGTTCCAATAACTATTTCCTACTATAGCACCTTTGGCTACTGCAACACCAATAATTTTGTCATCTTCTGTTGCAAGCCTAATTTCTCCTTTTGTATTAAAGGTTACTGTGAAACCATTTCTATTTTCATCTTTGGGATTTTTATCTTCCCATTGAAATAATTCTGTATATCCTGCACCATTAGCAAAATATTCTCCATCGGTATATGTATTACCTTGACCATCTACTTTATATACTTCAGTTCCTACACCTCTAGTGTGATAATCTTCTACATTTGATTTTGCACTAATGAAATTATATCCTGATTCTGATTTAGAACTTAAATCCAAAATGTTACTGGAATAATATCTACTAGATGCATGTAGTGTTGCTATATTTTCATCATTGTTTGTTTGATTCATTAACAGTTTACTGTTTGTTCTATCGTTAATTAATCCCCAAACAAGTTTACCATCACCTGTAAGATTAAAACCTTGTCTATTTTGTCTACTTAAAACCCTAAAAGCAAAAGTTTTTTCATCATCACTATCACTTTCAACTAACAAACCTCTTGTGCTGTTTAGTCCGGTTGAAGGTATTGGTGCTTCACTTGGGTAGTTTGATCTAATATGAACACTACCTGGTCCATATACTTTTGGTGATCTTGTTCCAAATCCTGCTGAACCACCTTTATTAATATTAAATAATGTTATTTGTTCTTCTTTTTCACTTATTAATAATCCATCGACACTAGAAGCAATAGTATAATCTTTTTCTCCTAGTAATTTAAGTTCTGCTTTGGATATTGAAACATCTGCAGAATTTAAGTTTTCCACATGCTTTTCTTTATCTATCATAAATTTTACATGTTCTTGTATTTTCTTTTCGATATTAGGAGCCTTTTCGTTCCATTTATCTTCTAATTGTTCTTCTATTGATTTTTCTAACACTGGCCCATCATCTAATTTTAAATAATCTTCAACTCTTAAAGTAACATCTTCTTTAACTTTAGGGGTTACCTTAGTTTTTGATTTAGTTGTCTTTTTTACTTTTGCTTTAGTTGTTCTTTTTGTTTTAGCCATTCATCTATGTCCTATTAACTAACTACTGCCCTGTCTTGAATTCTTCTCCAATTACTACCGTCACTAAATGCCATTGTGGCTCCGGATGTTTCATCGCTAACATATATCATTTGTCCTGATACTGTTACCGGTGGTAATGCTGATACTGTGTAATGATCATAAAAATCTCCATATAATTTTAATATATGTTCAAAATCGCCTATATTTGTATCGGTTGCTGTTATAGCACCATAATCTATTTTTATATTTGCTGAAGTAGCAACTGATCCGTAATCTTCTATGGGTTCA